GGTTGGCATGCCTTACACATGGATGACTCGATCTCAAGGGCATGAGCGCCCACATATCCTCGTGCCTGCGACTGCGCTCGGCTCAGCCTGCGCTTGAACTCGGCCAGTGGTTTTATGGCGTTGCACTTGGTGCATATGGCGGCTTTGATGCCCGTGACAGGGCGTTCGAAGTAAGGGTTTTCCATAGTTTTCCTTGTTTTTCGGGGTCTACTGTCCCACCAAAAAGGGGTGTATACCCACCTCTTACAACGAAGTGGACATGTAGTGGGTGCGTGATTTTACAGCAGATACGCGGGTTTGGGGGGGTGCTCACACTGATACCTACCAAATTCTGAGAACACCTTAACCAACTTCTTTTTTTTCATGGTTTTTGTTGTCCACTAAAACCTGCATATATATATACCTTTTAAAAAATAGATTTATATATAGGTGCGGTGGTGAGCTGGACGCTGGACGCTAGCATTGGCGCGGGTTTTAACGCACCCACTATGTGTCCACTTCGTTGTAAGCAGTGGGTATGACACCCACCATCTCTCCACAGCGTGTTGTGGAGAACTCGTGGACAATTTGTCCACGAGTCAGGGGGTTTGCAGGTCACCACAGGCGTGACTGCACATTGGCGCGGCGCATCTCTTCGCGGAACGAGCGTTCCTCTGCCCTCGCTTGCTTGGCTTGCTCTATGCGCTTGCGCTCAGCCGCAGGTAGCTCCTCGAAGATTTCGTCCCGTAGGCGCTTGAGGATGACGAGATGCCTGTCGCGGATGCTGTTTGAGTGTTTGTTGCTCATGGTTTGCTTTCGTGGGGTTAGTCGTTGAGGGTGAGGGTGAAGACAGCGCCGAGGAGGAATGCTCCGAGTGCGTAGCCGATGAGGAATATGTAGCCCCCATCGAGTTGGGTAAGGGTAGTGCCAAAGAGAGCGCAAGCGAGGATGGTTGTAAGTACATTGAACATGGTTGTAACTCCAATAAAAAATGCCGCACGATGGCGGCGGTTGACATTACATTGAACTGCGGCGGAGCATCGTTACCCCGCCGCCCTGAAAAACTCGTGGACAAACTGTCCACGAGTTACTTGCCGAGACTCATCATGAAACGGCGCTTCTCTGCACCAGTGAGTGCGGCGTAACGCTTGAGTAACGATGTAACGACATCAGCCTTGCTTGCTGACTTGCTCGTTGACTGTGGGCGCTCTGCTGACGGGAAGCACACATCGAGCACACGGCGCATGGCCTTGTCGGCGGCACTGTCCCGTGTCAGGCGATCGCCCCGTTGACCGGACACGATCTTATCGTTGTAACGCTTCGATGCCCATTGCATTGCAAGCGGGTAGGCGATGGCACGAGTGCCAACCCCGAGTGCCAGTAGTCTCTCTGTGAAACTCGTGGACGATTTGTCCACGGCTTCGAATACGGCATTGATGGCGATGGTGTTGATTGCTTTCATTCTCGATTACTCCTGAAACAAAAATGCCCCGCAGACTGGCAGGGCAACAGCACCAAGGAGTTCCCCCCTAAGATGACTCTATTGTAACACAAGGGGTTATTTCAGCCCCTATATGGTTGAAAAGCTAATACCGAAGACCCCACCTACCCCCCACCAAGCCCGATTGACGGGCCTGACCTGCTTGGCCGTGAACACTGTTTCGTAACCACACCACATATTTTGTAAAACCTTAGACACCCCTAGCGTTGTAACGCCCGCAAAGGAAGAGGGGGGTGAAGTCTGGACTTATGGCCCCCCTAAATTTTTTAAAAAATCCAAAAATACCTCTGTCCAACGATTGACAGGCAAAAAAATACCCGCCGGAGCGGGTATGAAGACGGGTTTGACGCCATCAAGGAGAAGCTACGTGACAATTGCTTGCCGCGAAACTCAAACGTAGTGTACACTGGTTGCACCGACGCCACAAGGATATGGGAATGTTGGATCATTTGGTGCAAGTAGAACCCGAAGTCACTACCCGGGGCGATTTTGTAGAGCTGGACGACGCATCGCCCAGTGATTTGCTGTCCGCGCAGAGCGCTACGTCTGACTGGATGACGGATTTGGGCATAAAACCCGATTCGCAAGTTGACACCCGCGCCCAGACAGCGGCAGCGCGAGAAGCGTTCAGGGGCATGGCCACAGTGGCCACCGACGAAGAGACCCGAATCCGCCTTTTGACCCTGCGCACGCCTGCGGCAGTACGCCACCTGACGGGAATGCTTGCTGCCTACGACTGGGAATTTGTGGAGATGGCCCGGGAGCTGCGAGGTTACACCGTTGCCAAGTTGGTTGAAGAAACTACGTCTCCCAACGCTAATGTCCGGCTCAAAGCGCTCGGCTTGTTGGGCAAGGTAACTGAGGTGGGGCTGTTCACGGACAAGATCGAGATCAGGAAGACTGATCTGACGGATGCTGAGATCGACCAGAAGCTCAAAGATAAGTTGAACCGGTTCATGGGCGTCGTGGACGTGGAAGTCACCGACATAGACGAGCTTGAACTGCCTGAAACGCCGCCTGAGCAACCGATGTTCTCATCTCCCACAGATGAAACTTGACGATCTAACGCTGACGCCGCAGGAAGCTGCGGCCATTCAACAGGCCATGCCCACGATGACGCTCGTGGAGAAGATTGAGCTGATGGACATGCTAGAGGAGCGTGAAAGGCGTTTTGCGCTCCAGAACGGGCGCACCAACATGATTGACTTTGCCAAGCGGGTGTACCCCGGCTTCAAGGTTGGGCCGCATCATCGCAAGCTGTCCAAGATTTTTCAGGACGTGATTGAGGGCCGCAAGAAGCGCGTCATCATCAATATTGCTCCTCGTATGGGCAAATCTGAGTTCTCAAGCTACCTGTTCCCGGCGTACTTTCTGGGCAACTTCCCTCTTAAAAAGATCATCATGGGCACGCACACCGCGTCCCTGTCAGAAGACTTTGGCCGCAGGGTCAGGAACTTGTTGGACGACGAGGAATACCAGAGCCTGTTCCCCGCTACGTTAGTGGCCGCTGACCAAAAGGCGGCGGGCAAGTGGAGCACTGACGCAGGGGGACAATACTACGCAGCCGGTGTGGGCGGTGCCTTGGCCGGACGGGGCGCTGACTTGTTCATGATCGACGACCCGCACTCGGAGCAGGATGTAAAGAGCAACTCCAAGCTGGCGTTTGACACGGCGTGGTCGTGGTTTCAGACTGGCCCGTTACAACGCTTGATGCCCAATGGCGCGATCATTGTGGTGATGACCCGCTGGGGCCCGCTAGACCTGACCGGGCGGCTGATCGACTACCAGATAAAAAACCCGGACTCCCCGCGCTGGGAGATCGTGGAGCTGCCCGCCATCCTCAACGAAGGCACGGACAACGAGAAGTCGCTCTGGCCGGAGCAGTGGCCGTTGGACTCGCTGCTGTCTGCCAAGTCGTCGATGGACCCGAGGTATTGGAACGCGCAGTACATGCAGCAGCCCACCTCGGACACGTCGGCCATCATCAGCAGGAAGAGCTGGCGCATATGGGAGGCAGACGAGCCGCCGCCTTGTGAGTACATCATTCAGAGCTGGGACACGGCGTTTGAAGTTAAGACGACCGCTGACTATTCGGCGTGTACGACGTGGGGTGTGTTCTACAACGAGGAGGAAGATAACTCCCCGCAGATTATCTTGCTGGACGCGTTCAAGGATAGGATGGCGTTCCCCGACCTGAAGGTGTCGGCGCTGAAACACTGGAAAGAGTGGGAGCCTGACGCGTTTATTGTGGAGAAGAAGGCTTCCGGCGGGCCGCTGATACAAGAGCTGCGGGCGATGGGCATACCCGTGCAGGAGTTCTCCCCCAGCCGGGGCAACGACAAGACAGTGCGCGTAAATGCTGTTGCTGATTTGTTTGCCTCTGGTAAAGTCTGGGCACCGGACACCCGCTGGGCACGCGAAGTTATTGAGGAAGTTGCGTCTTTCCCTGTTGGCGAGAACGACGACTACGTAGATACGACAACTCAAGCACTCCTGCGCTTCAGACAGGGTGGGTTCATCTCATTGGACTCGGATGAGAAAGACGACAGAATTTACCGTGGGCGCGTAGCCGCCTACTATTAAGGATCAACATGGCAACGAACATCGACAAAGCGCTCTTTCAGCAACCACAGGGCATCGACGCGTTGGCCGAAGATGAGCAGGGCATTGAAATTGAGATTGTTGATCCTGAGTCGGTGAGCATTGAAGGCCCGGGGTTTGCCATTGAGTTGGCCAA